TATCTGAAAAGATACGTTGGCCCGGATGATGGAATCTTGGGGCAGAACCAATACAACAATCATTGGAACAGCGCAAAGGCAAATAAATGCGTCCATGCCTGGATAGGCAAGGCGGCAGATGGCAGCGTGAAGGTATATCAAACCCTTCCCTGGGATTACCGCTGCTGGGGCGTGGGAAGCGGCAAGAAAGGCAGCTACAATGCCAGCCATATTCAATTTGAGATTTGCGAAGATAACCTGAAAAACAAGGATTATTACCAGGAAGCTTTTGAACTGGCCCGGCAATTATGCGAATACCTTTCTGAAATGTGTGGCATAAAGCAAGAAAACATTGTTGGCCATTACGAAGCGCATGCTGCCGGGTACGGCTCCAATCATTCAGATCCGAAGCCCTGGCAGAAAAAACACAGCGGAAGCATGGCACAATTCCGGGCATCTGTGGCGGCACTCTTAAACGGCAATACAAGCCCTTCTGAGCCTGTTATCAGCAAGGCAGAAGAAACACCCGTTGAAACACCTAAACCCGTACAGACAGCCCCGGAAACAGCGCAGAATGGAAGCGTGGTGATACCTATGATTACACTACAAAAAGGAAGCCGTGGAACACAGGTAAAGGTGCTTCAATGGCTTTTAAGCATGAATGGCTACAATGTCGGCACGGTAGATGGCATCTTTGGAGCCAATACGCAAAAGGCTGTAAAGGCATATCAAACAGCAAAGGGCCTATCTGCTGATGGCATTGTAGGAAAACAAACCTGGTCAAAACTACTGGCGTAAAGGCTGAAAGGCTTTTACATAGATGCGCCCGGGCAGCGTTAAAAGCCTATTCCAAATTGTGAAGCTACCACGTTAAAAGCGTAGAAAGGAATGTCGCAAATGAATCTTAACGAAATCCTGAAAGCAAAAAATATTGGTGATGATGTAATTCAGGCCATTCTGGCTGATATGAAGGCAAATGGAATCTATACCGCTTCTGAAGAAAACCTTGATATCCGCTATGGCAAGCTGAAAACCCAGCATGAAGGCGTAAATAAGCAGCTTACTGAAGCCCAGGCATTGATTGAAAATCTGCAAAAATCCACGAAGGGCCAGGAAGAAGCCCAGCAGCAGATTGCTACTTATAAGCAACAGAATGAAAAGCTGCTGGCCGAACTGGAACAGACGAAGATTGAAGCCGAAATCAAGGTGGGCTTGCTTGCTGAAAAGGCCCTGGATGTGGATTATCTCACCTTTAAGCTGAAGGAAAAGGGCGAACTTGCCCTGGACGAAAACGGGAAAATCAAGGGCTGGGAAGATAAAGTTGCCGCCTTGAAAACCCAATTGCCTACGCAGTTTGAATCTTCTGCCAATAAAAAGATCATCGAAAATCGCTTGCCTGATGAAAAGGGCGAAAGCGCTACCCTGACCAAGGAAGCGATTCTGAAAAAACCTTATGCAGAACGAATGAAAATTTTCAACGAAAACCCTGATGCATACAAAACTGCTATGCACGAATAAGAAAGGAATAGGTGAACAAAATGGCTGTAACTATGATGGCGAACATGATTAACCCCGAAGTAATGGGCGATATGATCAATGCTAAGATTGAAGCCCTGGCGAAGATTACCCCTTATGCCAAGGTTGATACTACCCTCCAGGGCGTACCCGGCGATACCAAGACCGTGCCTTCCTGGAATTACATTGGCGATGCCGAAGATGTGGCTGAAGGCGCTGAAGTGGGCCTTACTCAGATGACCGCTGCTTCTACTACCTTCACCATTAAGAAGGCTATGAAGGCCGTTGGCATCACCCAGGAAGCTATCAATTCCGGCCTGGGCAATCCTGTGGGCCAGGCCGAACATCAGCTTGCGAAGGCTATTGTGGGCAAGGTTGACAACGATCTGCTGGATGCTGCCCTGACTGGTACTGTTTCCGTTGATACTGGTGCTGTTATCAGCTATGAAGGCGTTGTAAAGGCTGTTACCAAGTTTGAAGATGAAGAAGATGGCATTGAAAAGGTAATGTTCATCAATCCCAAGCAGGAAGCCCAGCTTCTGGTTGATCCTCTGTTCACTTCTGCTGACCGCTTCCAGGCTGGCGTAGCTGTGAATGGCGCTATCGGCAAGATTGCTGGCTGCTGGGTGAAGAAGAGCAACAAGATCAAGGTGAAATCTGGCGTTTACACTTGCCCCATTATCAAGCTGGAGCCTGATTCTCCCGAAACTGAATATACCGAAGATGAACTTCCTGCCCTTACCATCTTCCTGAAGAAGGATACTACCGTTGATCATGAATGGTTCCCCAAGAAGCAGCAGCATGATATTACTGCCGCCAAGTATTACGGCGTAGCCAAGACCAATGATGCCAAGATCGTTCTGGCTAAATTCAAGGAAGCTAACGCCTAAGAAAGGGCTGATTTCCTATGATTATGACCGTTGATTTTGTGCGGCGGTTCATTCAGACGGAAGAAGAAGATCAGGCGCTTGAAGCAAGGCTTCAGGCGCTTGAACTTCTGATCCAGGGCTACACCAATAACAATTTCAAGCGTAATCTCACGGAAGATGGGGAATACCCCATGGATGTGAAGATGGGCGTAATCCAGATGCTTCTGTGGGATTTGGATAACCGGGGCAAGATTGGTATTCAATCTGAATCCATTTCTCGGCATTCTGTGACCTATTATAACCTGGATGCGAATACATCCAGCATGGGTTATCCTGTGGCTTTGCTGGGCTTCCTGAAGCCGTATAAGCGGGCCAGATTCGGACAGGGGTTGAGCCTATGAGAGGGATTGGCGGGAACACGGAAGCATTGATTCAGGTATCAAGCATTACTTCAAATGCTATTGGTGAGCAAGTTAAACAATGGCAGGATGTGCAGCGTATCAAGGGCTGGCTTGATTTATCAGGTGGCGAAACCCGGTACACCACTTTCAATGCAAAAATTCAGGAATCCTCTCATGTTTTCGTTGCTGATTATGTGCCGCTGGATAAACGGATTGAAGCCGAAACTGCAAGGGCGATTATTGCCGGGAAACAATATGATATCACCCTGATTGATAATCCCATGGGGCTGAATGCGCAGCTTGAAATCCATCTGAAATACACCGGGGGTGTATGATGTGGCCAATGTCAAGTTAGAGGATTACAGGGCAGAAGTGAAAGCGGCGCTGAATGAATCGACTGTTGCATGGTTGTATGAAACAGCGAATGAAATTACTTCCAATGCCCAGCGGAATTGCCAGATGGCAAAAGAGGGTGATCCTGTGGGGTATCAATTAAAAGGCTCCTATGCCAACACCGTTGATGAAAGCGCAGGGGAAGCAAATATAGGAACCCCGCTGGAAGCTGGATATTGGGAGGAATACGGAACTGGTGAACATGCAGCCCACAGTGACGGGCGCAAAGGCTGGTGGGTATATGTGAAAGGCCATCAAGGGGATGGCGGTAATACCTATCAAACCAAAGAGGAAGCACAAGGCGCCGCTGCCTTCCTTAGAAGCAAAGGCCTTGATGCTTATTATACCAATGGCCGAAAACCGAACTATACCCTTGAAAAAGCATTTACCACTACCTTGCCAAAGGCCATGAATGCCCTGGCAGAAAAACTGAAAGGAAGAATGGGATGAGCATTGCAGCATGGGCGTATATCAATAGCCGTCTGAATGCGCTGGGCATCAATTACGCCTTCATGCGGTGGAACGAAAAGCCCCCTGAAGATTATTATTTCGTTGGTGAATATAACGAACTGCCTTCCATGACCAAAGAAGAAAACGGGATGCAGGAAACCACAATCATTCTGCGGGGCTATACATGGAAAGATTGGCTTCTGCTGGAGGAAGCAAAGGAAAAGATTGAAAACAGCTTGCCTATCACTACCGTTCTTGAAAACGGCAATGGGCTGGCTGTTTTTTATGATTCCGGCATGGTTGTTCCTACCAGCGTTGACAATTTCAAAAGCATCAAAATCAATCTGACTGTACAAGAATGGAAGGTGAACTAAGTTATGAAAGCGGGAAAGAATGGCGTAACGGCTAAGACCCCTAAAAATATTCTCTTTGGCGCTGGCACGATTCATCGGGGCCTGAAATATGAAGGCAGCGCATGGAATACTGCCGCATCCATCGTGGGCGCTACTTCGGGCGGCAGCAAGTTTTCCATCATTCCTACTGTGACCCCCGTTTCTGTGGATGGCGTGAATGTGCGCATGAAGGGCCTGGACAAGAAAACGGAAGAAAAGGCCACCATGGAAGTGAACTTTATTGAACTGAGCAAGGATGTAATCCAGGCTGCTACCTTTGGCAAAAACGGCACTTCTGAAGATACCAAATATGATCTGATTGAATCGAAGGCCGATATCGAAGAGGGCGATTATTGGGATAATATTGCCTTTGTGGGCAAGACCCTGGAAGATGATATGGATATTATCGTCATTATGG